AGTTGCCTCTTGCAGTAGGAGAACCTTTTCCTAGTACGCTATCTAATAGTCCAACAAGTATTGAATTAACCATAATCTCAATATACGAAATTAGGCTTGGGTAACAAAGTCTTTTCTAAAAAACTTTCCAAGTATATTATCGTTATAGGAGTGGTGTGTTGAGCTAGTAATACATTCCCTAACGCATTGATAATGCATTTCGTAATAAGTAAGTTCTTTTTTTGTTTTGCAAGGTTTGAGTATGCGGCGTTCAAAATTATTCTCACCAAATTTTTTTATATCAGCGAGTAATTCTTTGTTTGAACCCCAATATTTTTTCCAATCGCTTTCAGTACGAATAATTTCGTGTGTTGATTTGCGACCAGGTCCAGTAAGTTCTGCTAATTGTTTTTTGGTGAGTTTGTGTTTTTTATTGTTCCAATAAACCTTTTTACCAATGTAAAACTTTCCAGTTTGTAAATTAGTAATTATATAAACAAAACCTAAATAATCTTCGGGATTAATTTTATCCCAATATAACCATTCATTCATAAATTAAGTATCGTATTTTATTATAAATGTTGTATCAACCATGCTTGAAATAGGAATAGGTTGAGACAACTTACCTACTAATAGTAATTCATTTACTTCATTGTAAATACCAACTGTTGTTACATAAGGTCTAAATGAAGAACCTGTAGCAAAAGGAAGAATATAATTACCACTACCTGAACCTATGGTTGGGTTTTGAGATAAATTAAATTCATTTTCAGTTACAGTACAACGTATTTCGTTTTCATAAACGATATACGTGTTTTTAAAACTCATAACGAATGAACCTGTATGTACTGAATTTGTTGGCATCTATTAATAAATATGTTTATATACAATTATAAGTAGCGGATAATATTATATCTACATTATAATTATAAGCTGAGTCTATAAATAAATTACCAGCAAACCAGTTGTAAACTTCAGTTTCAGAATTATCATAGAAAAATTGATAAGTAGTTGAATCTGGAACTACACTTCCACTGGTAACATTTATTTGTACAACACAACATCCCGGAATACTTAATGCTTGTTGCATTTCACCATAAAGATTCAAATATCCTGTTTGTGCTATAGTATAATAATTAGTAGTTTGGGCATTAAAACTATTTAAAAGGACAGTATAACCAATAGGAGAAAGGGGACTACTACCAGCTACAAAAGAAGATGAATAATATGTAGTTGAAGTGGTTTTGTTTCCATTTGCATTTTGAATATGAATAGATACTTGTTTTATAGGAGAAAGACAACCCAAATCATCACCTATTATTTCTCCATTTCCTGGTGTTGCTACGCTTCCACTAAAGGCAACAGTTCCATCACCATTATTCCAATAATCACCATAAGGAACTGGGGTGGTTAGTTTACAATCTTCATAAACTATGCTATGAGATAATTGTAAATTATAATAATTGTTTATCAAAGCATATGGGTCTGTAGTATCAGAAGCACTCATATAAAATGTTGTATATTCCATTGTACCTCCTACATCGGAACAATTACAAAGAGTAGAAAGTGAAGTAGTTGCATAACAAACGGGTTGCATTTGTGTTACTTGAGTTGGAACATATAATTGTGCACCAGACATATAGTTTGTCATATGACAACCATTATTATCATATCCATCTAAAGTCCAATAAGTATCTTGTGTATAACACACATCAGGTATCATTGGTATAGTACCAGTACCACTACTACTTGTAACAAATATTAATCCTAAAGTACTTGAACTTAAATATAAAGATGCGGTATATGGAGGAGTACCACCAGTAAACGCAGCTCTAAATGTTCTAATACCACCACCACCTACATAAGTAAATGAAGATGATTTAAATTCTGCTGGTTGAGTAATGGTATAAGGACCAAATATATGATAACATCCTGTAGCTGTATCTGAAGCGGTTAAATAATAATCACCAGCAGCTAAATTAATAATATTAACACTATTAGAAGTAAATCCACTTGGACCATTCCAAGTAGGAATTAAACTGCCTGAACCACCACTTAAAGTACCTCCAAGAATTGAACCATTTCCATTACCATAACATAAAGGACTAGTTATAGTAGCACCTGAAAATCCAATAACTGTAAGAGCATTTACAACTATATTACTTGAAGTAGTACTATTACATCCTGTACTATCACTTACATATAAATTATAGGTTCCAGCAGGTAAACCAGTAGGATCTTCTACAAATTTAACAAATGAAGAACCATTCCACCATCTATAATTATAATTTCCTGAACCTCCACTTACATTAACAGCAATACCACCATTTGGAGTACCAATATCACTAGGACAATCAGCTTCTACTGACTGAACACTAACAACAATTGGAGGAGGAACTGTAATAACTTCAGTTGATTGAGTAGTACAATTATGACCATCTTTCCAAGTAACAGTATAACTACCACTGTTTAATCCTGTAAATACATAAGAACCTCCTACTAATGGAAAATATCCACTATTATAAGAACCAGATTGAATACTTGCTGATAAAGTGTTTACTGGATCTCCTCCAGTAGCACTAGCTGAAATCCAACCTGTACTTGCATTTAAACAAGTATCTAAATGACTTGAATTTGGAATTATTGGAAGCATTCTTGTATCAAAAGAATAAGATATTATAGTTCCTTCTACATCTTTAAGATAAACGTTAACGTTATCATTAGTAGGAACTGATAAACTTACAATAGGTTGATATAAAGCAGGACATCCACTAAATCCATTCCAATTAGTATTATTTAAAGACCAACTATATGGAGGAATACCTAAATCAAGTGAAAATGTAACTGATTGACTTGCTACTTCATTAAAACATCCTGAAGTATATGAAATTAGAGATGATGTAAATTTATTACTTTGTAAATATAAACTACAAGTAGCTTTATTACTTACAACACCTTCAGTATTATTTACTGTATATAAAATTTTGTATGTGCCTGGAGCGACTTGTAAATTATTTAAACCACAATCAGTAATATGAATTTCACCTCCAACTATTGAAAATGAAGGGAATGTAAATCCATCTAATGGATAAGTCATGATTGTATTATCATCTATATCTTTACAATCATCATAATCATTATCTAAAATAGGTAATACTTTACTATCACTAACGTTTAGTATAGTATAATTATCATTTCTGGCAATAGGATTAGATGGGTAAAAACATAAATAATCAGGATTTGTTATAATAGCAAATCCAGGAGAATAAACTATGTTTCCAACATATATTTTTGTACTATCTGTTCCAGCATAATAAGCTCCATTATAAGGATCTTGATTATAAAGGGAACCCGAGGTTAAATAATCCCATAAGTTACCTTGTCCATCATCTTTGATATAGTAGGTTGAACTTGAAATTATAAAGGTATCTGGTTTAATACCATTACCATAAATGTCTTGAGGAATTGAAATTACTCTAATTTTGGTAGGAGATAAAATAGCATAACTTGCTGTATCGTAATAATCAGTTCCGTACTTGCCACCTGATGCTGTAAAATTATTTAAAATTTTTACTACAGCTCCATCCATTGCTCCTGAAACAAGAGTTGTTTGGTCGTAGTTGTCATAAGCAGATGAAACAAAAAACATACCAGATTGAGAACCGGAAATATAGTTTTGATAGTATAATTTCTGAATTGAATCAAAAATTAATCTTCTATAATATCCGTTATCCTGAGTATCATTTATTGGATCAAAAGCATTATAAACAGTACCACTTATTATGTACTGTGGATCGTATTCACCAGTATAAACTACAATGTTCGAACTTGATAAAGACGAACTAGGAAACGTATATTGCTTATTAGCAACATACGGTGCCTGAGTGGTATCCGATCCTTTTAATGTTTTGTATGCAAAACTCATTCATTAGAAGTCTAACTTTACACGAATATATGCTTCCTTAGTAAAATCTTTTGGAAGCGCTTTTGACATTTTAGCTACTGCTAATAATTCATTATTATCATTATATAAACCTACAGTTGTAATATATGTTTGTGGGTTGTTTACTAATGATGGGTATATAAATTCACCACTACCACTAATGATAGATGGATTTGTTGAATAGTTAAATTCTGAATTAATTACTCTTACAAACACATAATCAGAAGTAATAGTTTCTTCACTATTAATCTGGAATGAACCTGAGTTTAAAGAACCAGAAATAGATTGGAATAATTTAGCTACTGATCCTGAAGGTCCAGTTAAAGGACTATTATCAGTTGTAGTAACTGATGAAGAATATGGTTGAATATTAACACCACCTTGAGAAAAAGGTAAAGCTAATGCTCTTGGATTTAATAAAATTAAACCAACGTCTGGTAAGTACCAACCATAAGATCCAGAAACTGTATATCCTGGGGTTACACCACTTGCAATTGATGATGTTGTAGCAGTACCATTTGAACCACTTACAATATCATAAACTCTACCTGCATCACAATAAGTAACTGTTGAAACGTTATTACTATTGTTTGTTAAAGTAATTTTATTAGCATTGTATGGTAATTGGTTTGATGCTTCATTAGTTCCATTTAATTCAGATAAATTTAAATTAAAGGTACCTAAAAATAAATGATCTTTATAACGAGCTCTTTCAATATTAATTACGTACAAATCAACTGAACTTGTGTTTTGACCTCCAAAATTGAAGTTTGTGTTTTCATCTCCATTAACTAATGTTCTGTATTGTCCATAAGTTACTCTTGTTGGAGTATTATTAGGAACTAATAAGTTGTATGGAGCGGATCCTGAACTATCTACTCTACCATAAGCGATAGAAAATTGAATTTCAGCACTTGATGTTAAATCAGGTCTGTAATTATATACATTTAGGTAATTAGCTGATCCTGTTGTAGTTCCACCAACACCAGTTGATGAGGTATAGAATTGTCTTAAAGTAGGAGTAAAGTTAGACCATAAAGTGGACGTAACTGAATCCGCACTTACTACAAAATCTTCAGGATTAAATTGTACGTAGCTCATATTTTATTATTGTGTTACTTTTGTAATTGTTACTGGAACTGTTAAACGAGCACCTGAATCTCTACCTGTTATAATTAATTGAGTATAAAGAGCAGTTGCTGAAGAACCGAATAAAGCATTAACGGTTGTACCTGTCATATTGATTGTAGTACCAATTACTGTTTTACTTACGTTAGTTCCTATTGTTGTAGATGTATTTAAAGCTGTTACTTCAGGTGTATTAATACCTACACCAGTAAACTGAGATAATGTTCTAACATCCCCTATCGTAGCTGTATAACCAGAAGATTCGAATGTAGTAGCAGCACCTAAATAGTTAAGTGTTTGAGGTGTAATAGATAATGTTGCACCTTGTTTTAAAGTGATTGAAGCATAACCAATGTCAAGTACAGGTAATTTTGCTGTTCCACGAGGAGCAGTGAATAACTTATACTTCATGATTTGTGTTTCATCAGGGAAAGCTTCAATTATTGGCATTGCCTCAATAGCTTCACCATAAAAAGCAGAGCCCGAAGGGTGATTAGGGTTGTATAAAGTATAATCAATCTCATCGTCTGATAGCGCAAATTGTGTGATTCTAAAAGATCCGTTATTTTGCGCTAATAACTCTCTACCTTTTGTTGTTAATATTGCATCTACTGTTACTGTAGTTGAATTTAAATATCCCATGTTTTATTGTTTACTATATATAAATATAATGTCTTTGTATTTCTAAATTAAGTTTTGTGCCTTAAGTTGTTTTACAATGTTACCTGCTTGGTCTCTTAATGATGTAGGAGCATCGGCTGGTAAAATAATACCATCAGAAGTTAATCCGGGTTGTTTTTGATAGTTAAGAGTAATATTAGTTTCGTCTGGTAATTTTCTCATTACGATAAATTTACTAACCTGATGTGCAGTACTGTTATCAGCAGTACTTGCCCAATCTTGGCAAGATCGAGGATCTATTTGGTCATCAAATTCAATAATCATAGCTTGTTTATAATTACTATTTTCAATAATTGTCTTTGATGGAACAATAACATTTTTAACTTCTCTTTCAAAGGACTGATCCCATTGATTACTTTCTTTATTATAAAATCTAAATAAATCACCTTTTTGAATACGATATACTTCTTCAATTCTTTCATACCCACCAGCTATAGCTTGTTGAGATTCAGATTGAACAAATTCACCATACCAATAAGACATAGAAACAGAACCTGTTAATATATTAAAGGAACCGGTATCTCTTATAAAGAAAGTATTTGAACCATATCCTGTATCAACCGCACCAGATATAATCTGCGTGATTTGAGATGTTGATTGAGAGGTAATTGCATAAGCATTTCCAGGTCCTCCGGCATTATTAAAAGATAATGAACGAGGAAAACCTCCTGGAATTACACTTGGTGGATAAAATAAAGTTCCACCACCACCTGAGGAAAGATATATGTAAATTGCATAACCAACAAAATCTACATTATAAGTATAAGCAGGGATTGTTATTAAAGCTTCTCCACTAAATTGTCCTTGAGCATAAGCATATGGATCATCCAAACTAGATGCTGATTGGAAATTTTGAAGAGTATAAGATGGAGAAACAAAAATATATGGAGTATCAAAGCTATTTCGTGCAGAATAATAGGCTTTAAAATCAAGACTACCAGTAAATTTAACATAAACGTTTACTGCTTTACTAATATAAGTACTTGCTAAATCCCCTGATCTTGCTAATGAAAAAGTAGGATATACAGCCGTATATATATTATTATATCCCCCAGGGTAAGGATAGGATTGATAACCACTGGTATTTGTATTTGGATATATACCAGGGCTACCAGGAATAACACACACTGAAGGGGCTTGAGAAGCATTATACAT